AATATTCAAACTTACCTGATGCTTTGCTGGCTTACAACTATGAATTCATGACAGTAAGAAGAATATTTCCTTATTCATTAAATACTTTCGTTGAGTTAAATAAAACAAAAGATTTAGGTAAAGCTAAAACCGAAGATGAAAAAGAAGAAGCACTCAGAGTTATACAATGGGTTAAAGATAGAATATTAACTACTAATTTTTCATTAGGTAACATTTCTGTCGATAAAGAAAATGGAGTATTTAAATATAATACTAATCAAAGAGATGCTAACTACGGTCCTACTTTACAATATATTACATGTAAACTTCCTACTGATAGATCAATAAATATTCCAATGACAAATCAAAATGGGACCATTAAAAATATAGCTAAAAATTATGATACTTTATTTTCTTATTTTATGACCTTTGGTTTTACTGAATTTTATGCTAGATGTACTTGTTTTGATTATGTGAGAAAGTATGCTAAACGTGATGGTATATCTAATTATTTCTGTCCTCATATTTTGTATGCTATGGCTCAATTACCTTATTATTTAATATACACATTAAAGTAAGGGTGTTATATAAATGAAACATATTTTAATTGCTGAAAAAATGAATTACTTAATAAACTACGCTAAAAATCAGTTTAACGATAGCAAGGGTTTACATTTAAATAGTGCTGATTGGAAAAGTTTTATAACATTAGGAACACCTTTATATTATTCATTTCTTATTAATGGTATAATTAAGTATAATACTAAATCAAGCATATCTGGTAAAAGATATGAGCAAATAATAAAATTATCAGATTATAAAAAAATGGAAGCACCGTTATTGTTATTATTTTTATTGGAAACAGATGAGCAAACTATAATAGATTATATATCTTTATTTTTAACTGTCAGTGAAGCTAAATTATATTGTCCTTGTGATGCATTTTTGTATTTTGGTTCTCATTATAATTTATCAGAACTGGACTCAATTTATGGTCCACCTGAAATCAGATTTCCTAAAATACGAGACCCTAAAAATAATAATATAGTTTGTAAACATCTATGGATAGTATTAAGTAATTATCCAAAACAAATACACGATTTTGCTAAAAATATGATACCTTATTATAAAAGATATTTTGGTATAACTAGTCCAACAGGAATAGAAAGAACTAAAAAACAATTAGGAATAAAAGGGCTTAAACAAGTTGTAATGCAAGGCACCAAAGACTTAAATAAATTAGGTAATAAAGAACTTTTAGACATATACAATAAATTAACAGAAGGTAAATTGAATGAAATATATAATAAAGAACAAAATGAGAAGTTAAAATTAGAAGAAGACAAAAGAAATGAGCAATTAGAAAAAGAAAGACTAGAACAAGAAAAAATAGAACAGCAAAAAAAATTAAAACAAGAAGAAATGAAAAAACAAGAAGAATTAGAGAGAGCTAAATTAGAAAAAGAAGAACAACAAGAAAAAGAAAGATTAGAACAGGAAAGATTAGAAGCAGAAAAAAAAGATTATGATAGTGTAATGAATAAGACTATATATAATGATAAAAGTAATGTTATTACTGAAATTAAACCATCAGATTTAGAAAAAATAAATATTTAATATATATGGAGGTTTACAATATGTGGATTAAAAAAGAATATGATTATAATGATTTAAAAGAAAATAGTTGGAGTGGAGCAGTAAATACTTTAAGAAGAATAGAAGAAGCAAATAAAGAAGAAGAATTAATGAATTTTTTAGAGGATATATTTTATGAGAATATTCCATCTGATACAGAAGTAAATGATTTGTTGTGGTTTGAACCAGAAATGATATATGAATCTTTAGGTATTTCTGATGAAGATGAAGACGTATCACCTGAAGATTTAGATAAATTTGCCAGATAAAATAATTCAAAAAGGATAAATAAAAAGGATAAGGATATTATTTGAAAAAAAGCATAGTAGAAATTCTGAAAGATGACGAAAGGTTAACTGAATATATTCAATCTTTAGAGGAAGATATTAATAAAACTGAAGATGCAGATGCAACATTAGATTTGATTTTAAATAATATATTACATAACTGTGATAACTTTTCGGACAGACGGGCGTTAAAATCAACTTTAATTGAATCAGTGACAGACCTCATTAAGCTTAAAACAGAATTACCAATGAAAAGAGTTCAAAGCAAGAAACAGATTTTAGATATAATGACTAAAAAAGAAGAACTAGAAATTAAAAAAACACAGGCAAATGCATCAGCGGCTATAGCAGGGTCAGCAGTAGATATGTTAACCTATTTATATACAACTTTAGATAATTTACATATTCACCCGATTGCTATTGAGGAATCTGTATTAGATGCAGAATGTGTTAATATTATAGATACATTATCAATTGATGAAGAAATTACAGAAGAAAAAATAGAAGAAGTTAAAAATGAAAATGATGAGAATAATTTAATTGGTATTGATGCTATGATAGAAGAAGCTATTGATGAAAGTAAAATTGATATATTAGATATACAAGCACAATTAGACAGCTAAAAGGTGTGAGAGACAATAAATGGCTAAAAAGAAAGAACCAAATCCAATATTAGGTAAGATTGGTGATAAGCTACAAAAATACATAGACCAATATTCTAGAATGTATAATCAAAATAAGATATATGACGAAAATGCTAAAACATTTGACCCTACTAAAGTCATATCTAAAGAAGATTTAGAACAAATATTGCAATCCAATAGTGGTGGAGGATTTCAAGGACAAACAATGTTCGAAAAATTCTTTGATTTATCTATTGGCAGAGGTGCAAGATATTCTGAATATGAGCAAATATTTTACAGAATACCTGAAGTTGCACAAGCCTTGCAGATATATGTTGATAGTATATTAGCACCTAATGTTGGCAGCAGAGATAATCAAATAATTTATGATACATACGAAGATACACAGACATCTAAACAAGCAAAGAAATTATTACAGGTAATATTAGATAAAACTAATTTCTTTAATTTATTACCACAGATAATACATACACAATTAATGTATGGTGATTGTTATATTGAATTAGAACCTACATCATCTGGGGTTAGATATATCATACACAATCCAAATAATTGCTCTTTAGTATATGATTCAAAAACTGATATAGAATTAGGATTAATGATTGAAACTAATCAATCTGAATCTAAAATTGTAGATATGTTATCTGAGGCTTTCCCTCAATTAGTTATTGAACCACCCAATCAATTAATATCTATAGTAAGTGATAAAAGATATCTGTCAAATAAAGCAAATAAATTTCAAATAGCATCGATGGAAAAACAGATGACAGAATTATTAAAGGATGTTCTTAAAGACAGAGGAACTAAATTTAAATATCTTGCACCTCATCGTTATGTAAAATTCCCAATATATCTTAATAATTTATATTACCCTTATGGAACAAGTACTTTAGACCCTGTACGTGGTGTTGCAAAACAACTATTACTTATTGAATCTGCATTAGCTGTATATAGAGCAACAAGAACTCCTCTTAGAAGTTTGTGGACATTAGAAGTAGCTGGAATACCTGCAAATGAAATACCTGGAATAATGAGAGGTGTAATGCAGAGAGTACGTAGACAGAGAATTTTTGATAGAGAAGGATCAGATTCTACTCCTACTATTAACACTATACCAGATTTTCTAGGTTTTGAGGATGATGTTTGGGTTACATCAATTGACGGAGTTAAACATTTAAATTATGAAAATTTAGCTACACCTGATATTACTCCATACACAAACGATGCTGAATATTTTAAACAGAAATTATTGTCTTCATTAGGTATTCCACCTAGCTATCTCGCTGAAGAATCTGGTGGAGCAACAAGAGCATTATTAACATTAGAAGATGTAAGATTTAGCAGAACAATTAAAAAGTATCAATCAGATATTAATAATTCTTTAAATGAATTAGCTAATGTTTGTTTTATGCTTATTAATCAATCTCAATTTGTCGATAAAGTTAAAATTAGTTTACCTGAACCTACAACAATTGAATCTAATCTTAAAATTGAAAATCTAAGAAACAAATTAGATGCTGGTTCACAATTTATGGATTTATATCCTAATGTTCCTAAAATGTGGGTAATGAAAAATATCGTAGGATTAAGTCAAGATGATATCGATGAAATGGAAAAAATGATAGGCGAACA